TTAGCTTTTCGGCAATCCATTGCGCGATTTGCGTAACGACGGCGTTTCCGGCAGCGAAAGCCTCTGCAAGGTTGGCCGCATCCAGTCCGAGGCAAAGCCCATCATTTTCAGACGTTCGCTGCCGCTCAGCCATCTGATGCCATCCGTTCGGGTGAGCGATGAAAGTTGTACAGCCCATAGCGATTTGTGAGCCTGCTTTGTTTGCCAATAGAGTATTGGCAGCCCATGCATCCGCTGGCCGTGGCCACTGGATCTTGCTAGACGCTGGAGGTATTGCTTCCACTGGCGCAGCGTCAGCCAGCAGCTCGATGGGGGGCATTCGTCGATGACCTGCGACCAGGAATATGCGACGACGTTGCTGGGGGACTCCGAAATATTGAGCATTAAGCACTCGCCAGCATCCCACATACCCGCATTGTGCAAGGGCCCCGATGACTGTTTCAAAGTCTTGGCTATCGTTGATAGCGAGCAGGTTAACGACATTCTCAAGCACCACCCAGCGAGGTTGTGTCTCTTTGAGGATTCGTATGACTTCCCAGAACAGGCCGCTTCTTTGGCCGCGCAGGCCTCGGGTGTCTTTGTTGTTGGGTCTTGAGCCAGCAATGCTGATGTCTTGGCAGGGGAATCCGGCGGTGAGGACATCGACGGGGCTGAGGTTGTGGGCACCGCAGTGGCGCACGTCTTCGAACTGGGTGGCGTGTGGAAATCGGTCGGCAAGGACAGCCCGGTTGGTGGGGTTGAGTTCCACTTGCCAGGCGGTTCGGTAGCCTGTGTTTTCGAATCCGACATCAAAACCTCCTATGCCTGCGAACAGGCTTCCAATGGTGGGCTGGGGCATGTCTGCTCTTTGGTGGGCAGATGCTCAGGGCATTCGGATAGGAGGCTCGGGGCCTTCAGGTGATTGAGTGTCCGACAGCGCGGGCACTTGATTTGTAATTCGATGAAGCTGCGGACGGTGGCGAGTTTGCGGTGGCACTCGCCACAGCGAATTTCTTGCATGGTTATGTCCCTTGTATCGCCGGCCATCCGTGATCAAGCATGTCGACCGTGTAGGTCCCTTCGGCCAGTGCCGTTAGTAGCTGACACTCCCGATCAAAACAGGCCTGGACGTGCGCTCGTACGGCTGTGGCAATCTCGATTATCTGGACTGCCGTTAGCGTGACTGGGCCGCTTAGTGCTTTCCAAACGCACACGTAGGTCGGGTCCATGACGGCAGATAACGCCGCTGCTGTGATCAACGCTTGGCTGTCACGGTTGGTATCGATATTCACGCCGTTGACGGTGATGCCTGCCGTTTCGTGTTGGTAGCGCACGTGGGCTATGTGTGCGGCATGGTCAATGGGCTCTTTGCGTTTAACCGTGAAGATTCCGTCCGCGTACTGCATGCCTGGCAGCGTGTCGTCGGGACACGTTATCCAAATAAGAGATGGAGGGAATCTGTCTTGGGGGTCGATGTTTGTCACTTCGATGACTGTTGCGTTTTCTATTCGTGCCCACGTGTTCGTTACCATTGAATGGTCACCTGTCCATCTGCGCCATCGGGGGCGGCGCTGCCGCCTCGTCCCCCACCGCCGTGTCCCGGTGTTAAAGGTTTTACATCGTCTTTCCATGAAGGAGGTGACGTTCCTCCACCGCCAGCGCCGCCGAGAAAAGTGGCACTGAGGCCAGCAATAGCGTGACCGGCTGATCCGATAGTATGGTTCTCGTCTCCGCCATGCCCGATTCCTCCGCGCGCGCCAAATCCATTGGTTAAACCGCCACCGCCGCCCGTGGCCGCTAGGGCAGTCCCGAATGATGAAGTGCCGCCAGCAGCCCCCGTTCCCCCGTCAACCAAAGCGCCGATACCGCCTGCGCCCACCGTGACTGTCACCGAAGCTTTGCCACTGACATCATAAAGTTTTCGAGCTATGCCGCCGCCAGCGCCACCGGATGGACCTGGAAGGGTTGCGAGCCGCGCTCCACCACCGCCGGCGCCGATGATCTCTACCCAGACTTTGGTTACGCCTGAGGGTACTTTCCAAATAAATACCCCCGGCACTTTAAAGATCTGCCGACCGCGAAACGGGAACGCCGCTGCGAGGCTATATGGCGTCACTATTGCGTGGTAATCGGTTCCTTCTATGACCATGGAACTGGTCGCTATCCGTGCAATCCCCGGTGTAACCAGCGTCGCTTGAACCACCTTGGCGTTGATCGCTTGGAATACTCTGAGCGCATTCATGTTTTTTTTTGTATCGCTTCCCTTTTCTGCTTCACGTTGGCTCGCAAAGGTAATCCCGGAGCCATCAAGGAAAGACTCGATTTTTTTCTTCAACCAGCTCGTTCGGTTCGCCAATTGCTTGGCTTGTTGATTCGATATGCCTTCCGGCCCGCCTAGTACCGGATCGGAGGTTTCGAGCTGGTAAACACCTGGCGCCCATTCTTGGGATTCGGGTAAATCGGCCATTAACTGCTCCCATGGTTGTATTGACCGTCGTAGCACGCAACTGCGTTGTAGCGGATGGCAACGGACTGATAGTCGAGCGATATCAAGCGACAGCGCGCCGGGGCGACGGATAGAAGAAGGCGGCGTATGAGTTCCGCCTGGTCATTGGTGATGACGCGTTTTAGAACGACCCGGTACAGCGGCCAGACAGAAGAGTCATTGCTCGGCTGCGCGTGTCGCCCTTCCTTAAGGGTGATTTCACCAAAGCCCAACAACCGAATGACCTCGCGGATCGCCCAGGGCGTGCCTTTGAAGCGGTGCAGCTCGCCAGCACCTTTAATCAAATTGCGTTTGGCTTCTTCGGATTCGGCCAATAGCCAGGCTGCTTCGTCCAAGAGTGAGAATTGGTCGGCCAGGACCGGTAGCAGCGACGGCTTCACCAGGTCGATCAGGTAAACCAGCATCACGTTAAGATCGAGGTCGGTCAGTGCCTGGTTAAGTAGCTCGCACAGCAGTGCAAAACGTTCATCGCCGGCCAATGCAGGTGGCAGCGGCTGGTCAGTCATAGGCCACCCCGGCATCGATCAGTTGAATGGCGGTGCAGTTTGCCCACTCGTTGCCCTGCAGTTCCCGTAAGTCTGCCGGCAGCAACAGATGGGCGCGGTATACGCCAGTTACTTGAAGCAATGCTGTGAGTTGTTCTGGCACCAGATCGCGGCCGAGACTGGCGCAGCACTCGGCGGCATAGGACTGGGCGGCGGTATGCGCGGCGGCCATGGCGACACTGCGGTCGGCATTGGCGTAGAAGGTGATGTTTGCCTTGATTTGATAGGCGACCTCGACGGGTGACTGCGCACTGACCGTGTCGCACAGAGGGCGAAGTTTTTCGCCACTGACCTGGCTTTCAATGCGTTGGAGTAAGTCGTCTGTTGGCAGACCGGTGGTGGTCAGCGGGAACAGTGCGACATGGCCGTCTGGCTGACCTTCGTCTGGGCCGTGCACGGCGACGTCAATAATGGACTGGTGCACAGCCAGGGCGTGATAGCGATACGCGGCCCGGCTTCCTGCGTTGCTGAAGGCTTCGGGGGCCAGGATGATGCGCTCGCGGTAGCGGTCATCGTCTTCATCCTGGGCACCGTGAGCGGTGACAGTCGTGTTGCTTGCGGTCAGCCCCGGCGCTGGCGCGTTGCTGAGTACGCTGATCTGCCCGGCGGTCCAACCGTTGCCGTGCTCGCCAGCTGTCAGGCAGGTCGCGGTAACGGTTATGTGGGTTTGACCGACAGCCAACACCACGTCTCGATCGGTGATGAAGGTGAGCTTGGCATCTTGGGTACTGACCCGAGTACCCCTTGGGATCGGCAGCGGCTGCGCCACGGCTGCGGGCGTGGTGAAACGGATGTTGCAACGGGCGGCTTGGGCCAGCAGTCTGGGTGTAGCGACCAGTTCGCCGAGGTAATCGAGGATCGGACCGCGGGCGAACCGCACCAGCAGTTGTTCGCCGGCATGTTGGATGCTCATCTGTAACCGGGACACCGCGTAGGCAATCTGGTCGATGTACAACCGTTCGATCTGGGCCGGGTACAGGGTTTTGCCGGACTTCTGCTCATAGCGGGCGATGAGTTGGGCTTCTAGCGTGGCGGGGTCTATTTTGATGAATTCGGGTTTAGGCAGTTCGCGCATAAGGTACCTCGGTCAACTGGGGAGCCTCCCCGGCTACGCGCCATTTCACCCGCACGGTGATCTGCGCTGTATGAATCTGAATTTGCACCTGGACTACAGAGACGCGGGGTTCCCATTGGCGAATCGCGTCGACGGCTTCGCGGACCAAGTGCGGGGTGACGCGGTTGGTGGGCCAATCGAGGTACAGCTGCAGGTCGCAGCCAAATGCCGGGCGATGGGGATCGCTGCCCTTGGGCGTGCAGAGGATGATGCGGATGGCCTGGTCGATGTCGCGCAGGCCCTCGACCACTTCGCCGCAGGTGCCGAGGGCGGGCTGCCAGTGAGCGGCGGTGATGCTGGTGTGGGGAATGGGCTTAGTCATGAGCCCATGGTGGGCGATCCAATTGATGGCCGCTTTTAATCGGATTTAAAGATGCTGCTCGCACGGCCGATGACGCGATATCGCAAAAATATCGAAGGGAGTCGTTTTAATGTTTGGCATCTCAAAATCAACGGTTCAACAGCTAGTAAAAGAGTTTCGAATACCCCTTGTGGTCGCGACGGCGTGGACCACCTACGCCGTTTGGGGGCCGGAAGTCTCGTTTAAAAGCATCATTTCGACTTTCGGAACTTCGTTTTTCTTGGCTAGCTGGATGACTGGTCAGATTTTCAGAGTGCGGAAACAGGCTGGTGTGGAGAAGAGCTTTGGGAGCGTCGAACAGCGCCTCAATCACTTGGTTAACGAGCTTGAAAGCAAAACTGAGAACATGATTAGCCACATCACTGGCGGCGACAGTTACCTGCATTTTTTTCCAGTCAGTTTTGTCGGCACAAAAATACTGTGGATTGCTATCCACAAGGGGCAGTATTCATTGCAGCAAGTGAACGTGACCATTACCGATGTGGAAAAGCTAAGCGGTAGCTTCAGGGCGCAGGGCATTCTGGACTTCACAGCCAAGCACAAACTGGGTGACGTCCACTGCGGTATGAACCAAAAAATCGCTGAAAACGATGTTGGCGATCGAGATCGGTTCAGCTTCAAAATAGTCACGCATGCGCGAAACGGTACGTTTGAACAAGAGACTCGATTTGCGAGAGTCAACGGTGCCATGCGTGTTGCCACGCGCATCAAGGGCGATTCAGGCGTCGTGCATGAAGAAATCCACCCCGAGTTCCCGGGGTACGCAGAAGGGAAGATTGCTTGGGATAAACCACACGTTGGTGCCGGTGATGAAAAGCCGAAAAATGTGGAGCCAGCGACCTAATGACTATGGTGATTTGAGTTGCCTTTGGCATCCATAATGCTGCCGGCTGCGCTGATATTGCCCTTCACCTGCAGGTCACCGTTCAACGTGACCTGCGCGATATCCAACGTCGCCGAAGGTGCTTTCACCACCACGGGACCACCTGCTTCAATCGTGATGTTCCTTCCACACTTCAGCACCAACGCCCCTACGCAATCCAACGTCATCACCCCGGCCTCCCGGTCATACGTCGAAACCGTCCCATCACTAAACCGCACGTAATCCGTGTCCTCATCCCCAACCGGTGGCGGTTCGGCAGTTGAATAGATCCCGCCCAAGTACACGCCACCCACCCCATCCGCATCAAGCAACACCGCAACCTGCTCCCCCAGTTCGGGCATGAGTGGACGACGTTTGGTGCCCTGGGTATTGCGTTGAGGAATGTTGAGCCAATAAGTCTGAAGACCATCGCGGTCGTCCAGACGGACGCGGATGCGGCAGTTTGGATAGTCGATGGCGCTGACTTCGCCATAGGCCAGGTCGATGCTCATGGGGTTTGCTCTTGATTGGTCGTGCGGACGCGGCACACGTGTTTGTAGACGGTGTAGCCGCCAATACGGGTGATGCGGTGGTGGGATGAGGTGATGAGGTAGCGGCCGCCGAGTTGGCCGGCCGCGGCCAGGGTGACGACGCTGCCGCTGACCAGGTTGGGTCGGCCCATGGCCGCCCAGCTGCCGGTGGTGCGTTCGCGGTTGGCTTTGGCCCGTTCTGCGTTGGCTTTCGCTTTGGACTCTTCGGTGGAGGCGCTGCGTTTGCGGCTTTTTTGGGTGTCGCCGCTGGTGGTGGTTTTGCTGAGGCTGCTGGGCACGGCAACGGTTTCGCCGTTCTCGATTTTGTAGGTAAGCAGTTGTTTGCTGGCGGGGTCTTTGTGTTTGAGCTCGATGGTCTGGGGGACGTTTTTTATTTGGTCGCGCAGGTTCACGCGGCTTAGGTCCTGGAGTATCAGGGTTGCTACCGGCGCGGTGTTGGCCAGCTCGCTAATGGCATGAAAGACCAGGCGTTGGCCGGTGATTTTGAAGGCGTAGTCGTACTCGGCGGCGAGATTGCGCAGGAAGGTCAGGTCGGCGTCTTGCTGGGTCAGCCGATCGAGAGGGATCGGTTGGATGTTGCCGATCAGCTGCAGGCCTTGGCGGGTGGCGATTTGCTGGGCGATCGTGGCCAGTGTGGTGTTTTCGTAGGCGTGGTGTTGTGTGGTGCGCAACGCCGCTTTAATGCCGGTGGCTAAGCCATGGAGTGTGATGGTCGAGGGTGGGCAGTTGAGTTCGATTTCGTCGATTTCGAAACGGCCGAGGGCGCGCAGGGGCTGACCCTCCCAGCCGATGGACAGTTCCAGGCTGTCGCCGTGGCCTGGGTACCATTGGTCACGCCACTGGCCTTGTGTGTCTTCCAGCTCGACCGCCAGGCTATCGGCCTGGCCGGTGAGGTAATCGGTGTAGGACAAAGACAGCAGGTGTTGGCTGACATTGCGGGTGATGTTGCGCTGCTGGTAGATGAGTACAAAGCGCGCCTGTGGCACCTGTTGGGGAATCATCGCATCCATGGCGGCAGATCTTCTGTGGTGGGCAGCGGTTGCAGTACAGGGATGGCGAGGGTCAGCCCCGCGGGCAATATGGCGCTGATGGGCACGTGGGGATTGGCCTGGACGATCGGCAAATAACGGTGGGCATCACCGTAATACCGCCAGGCCAATTGGTCCCAACGTTCGCCTTCGGTGGTGATATGCGCGATGAACATCAGGCCCTCCGGGTCAAGACTTGCGCGGCCAGCCCCGCCAATCGGGTGTTGGCCGCGTCCATGGTGCTGAGTGCTTGGTCCAGTGCTTCTTGGGACGCGGAAAAGCGATCGAGGATGTTGCCCAGGTCAACGGGGTTCAAGCTGGCGCGTGCGCCCCTGACGTTGCCCAGCACTTGCTCGCCTAGGCGGGATAAATCTGAGCCATGCTCGAGCAACCCCGCGACGGTGGCTAACCCTTGCAGCGGCTCGATGACTCGCGCCGTGATGCCGAGTAGCTGCGGCACTTGGCCCAGGATCATGGCGGCGTTACCGTCCTTGACCGTGTGATAAAGGCTTTGGCCCGCCCTGAGCATGTTCGCTGCCGTTTTCGCATGGGCGATCACCTTTTGCGTGGTGCTGGGTGATGGCGTCACGCGGGTGATCCAGCCAGGTGAACCGCTATTGGCGGCTGACGTACCGCTCAGGGTGGCGTCGAGTAAGCCGGGGCGCGCGACTTTGCGCGTAAAGGTGCCGGTGTATTCCGCCAGATTGAGCTGCACAGTGGCCGCTTTGGTCTGTCCGGTAGCGGTGGCGCGCCGCAGGGTGTTGCTGATGTGTCTGATGACATAGGCCCCCAGGTACTCGCCACTGCCCATGACGAAAGCCAACGGCTGGTGTTGGCTTTTGGCTTGGCGCAACGCTCGTAGACGTTCTTCGGGGTCGCCGAGCATCGGGTGTAACTCGATGGTCAGGTTGTATTCATCCAAGCCATCGCCCATCCATTCCAATAACGGCTTGCCCTGAATGCGCGCATGCTCGGCCCAATCGGCCGAGGCGTTGTGTTCCATGCCGCTGATGCCGCCTGCGACGGTGAATTCGATATCGCCCAAGATGGCAAACATTAGGCGGTGACCTCGTCGGCGGGGCCGTAACTGCGGCGGCGTTTGTCGTGCAGGTAGCGCTCCATCAACCGCACCCATTCGGCATAACTGGCGTGTAAGCCTTGGTTGATCTGGTCCATGCCGGCACCGCTGGGTAGGTTGATCTGAGGCGAGAAATGGAAGGTCATTGGTCTCGCGAATTCAGAACCCGCTACGGCTGACCTTCGGCCAGTGCCGCCCATCATGCTGGCCTGGGTCACCTGCGCGGGATTGGGCGGCGCCATATCGACCGCGCTTTGTGCGGCCATGCCAAGCGCCGCTTGCCGAACCAAGCCCGCCTGGGCGCGGATACCGAGGGCTGCACCTTCACTGATGTTAGCGCCGTAACCGATGAAAACCCGGCTGGGGGACTCAATGCCCAGGGTTTCGGTAAACCAGCCCTTAACGGATGATCCAATGCCCACGACACTGTCTTTAAGGGCGCCGGCCATGTTGCTGATGCCGTTGACCAACCCCGTGACCAGCAGCCCGCCGAACTCGGTGAATGTACCCGGTAGCTCGATACCCAAGTAACTCATGACACCGGCAAAGGCGCGGTAGAACCACCCGACCGGAGAGAAATTGACCAGTAAGCCGACGATGCCGGACAGACCGCCGCTAAAGCCAGTGGTGACCTCGGCCCACAGACCGGTGAAGAACGCTTTGATCGGCGCCCAGTGCCGGTAAATCAAATACGCCGCCAGCGCGATGCCGGTGATCAACAACCCAATGGGATTGAGCATCAATGCTCGGCCAAGCCATAGGACGGCTTGCCCGGCGAGCTTCAAGCCGACCAACAACGTACCGCCAAGCATCTTGCCCAGGAACAGCGCGCCGCGGGCGACCTTGAGCAACCCTGCGCCGATACGGCTTAGCCGCGTGATGAGCGGCGCAAATGTTCCCGTCTGCCACAGGCCACGGAGCAACGCCCACTTGGCAGACATTGCGGTGACGGTGGTGGTCATGGCCACGAACGGTGCCATGACCAGTTGGGCGCCGTAGGCCACGCCGATGAAGGCCAGTTTGCCGAGCAGCAGGCCCCCCACCAAGCCGACCACGCCGCGAATAAGGTCTGGGTGCTGTTCTGACCAGGCCGAAAACGAGCGCATGAGCGGCACCACGGCGCGGCTGACGTCGACGATGGCGGGCAATAGCGCGCTGCCGACTGAAAGGCCGATGTCGGTCAGGTTGTTGCGCAGCTCTTTCAATTGCTCTTTGGAACTGCCCATGCGCTTGGCCCAGTCCTGATCGAGCAGGCCTTGGTCGGCGGCGCGTTTGCTGCCTTGTTCGATACTGGCCAGGTCCTGTTGATTCGCCAAGGCGGGCCGGACAAAAGACAGGACTTGCTGGTCGGCGAATAAGGCGCCGAGCTTGTAGGCCTCATCGAGCCGGGCCAGTGCCGCCTGCCGTTCTTGTTCGTCCTTGATGTTCAGCGCTTTGCCGTACTCGGCGGCTGCGGCCGGGGCTTTTTTGCCCAGGTGGGCGGTGAGGATGTTGAGCATGGCCTGCGCGGGCGACAAGCCCTCGCTGACCAGGTTTTTCATACTGCCCTTCAGGTCGATACCAGCCTTTTCAAAAGCCTTGAGTGTCTCCGGCGCCGTGAGTTTTGAAAGGAAGTTTTTGTAGTTATTGGCGGCCTCATCATTGCTGCCGGCCCCGCGTCGGGCGATCTGCAGCGAGGCGCCGATCTCGGCCACGGCGCGCTCGCCGGTGATGCCCAAGGCAGCGAACTGGGGCGTGAGCTGCGGCAGCCATTTGGCCATGTCGGCCAGTTCGAACTGACCGCTTTTACCGGCAAACGCCAGCATGTTCATGGCGCGCTCAAGGCCTGCGGCGCCAATGCCCAAGTTGTCGTTGAGCGCGATGGCGACCGAACCCAAATCTTTCATGCTGGCGCGGGTGGCGGTGGCCGCTTTTGCCATGACCGGGGCGTACGCGGTGAGCTCTTGCAGGTTGTCGAGGCCGCCGGCGATGAGGATGGCGGTGCCGTTGGCGATGTCGGTTTGGGTCTGGTTCCACCTGAGCGCCGCGCCACGCATGGCCATGCTCAGACGCTGTTCTTGCGCTAGGTTGAAGCCGCCGGTGATGGCAATGTCGCGGGTCTGGTCCTGGAAATCGACCGCGGTATTGAACGACTTCATCACGGGCGCGCCCAACGCTACACCGGTACCGACGACCTCCATGGCCTGACCGCGTAGCTCACGGCGGTTGCCCTTGAGCGCCGCACCGCGCTCGATGCTGGCGGTGAGGCTGTCTTGCTTGGCTTTGAGTTGGTCGATGGTTCTGCCCACTGACTCGTACTGGTGGCGCAGGTGGACAAGGCCAGTGCCGCCGCGCGCCAGGGATGCCGACAGCGCGTTGCCAATGGTCTGCTGCTTGGCAGTGAGGCCATCAGTGGCCCGCCCGAGCTGCTGCACAGTGGATTTGGCTGAGCCGAAGGCCGCATTGAAACTGCCTGAAACAACCCCACCGATTTTTAACCCCAACAGGACTTCATTCGCCATGGATCTTGCTACGCTTTGGGCATGATTGAAAAAGCCGCGCTACGCACCGCCCACACTGTTTACACACTGGCCATCGGCGCCGGTGTGATCTGGCTTGCCTGGCTCTGCCTGGTGCACTTGCCGTGGTGGGCGGCGGTGTTGGCGTTCTGTTTTGGGCTGCCGTTGCTGGCCTTGGCCGCCACCCCTTTGGCGGCGGGCGGCGCGTTGCTCGCCGGGCTGGTGGTGGGCGTTGTGACGCTGATCAGCCACTGGCTTTGTCGGCCAGTTCGAGCCGACGATTGATCTCTCGTTCACACACCGCCACCCAGCGCCAGTACTCCGCCATTTCGAGCTGGGCGATCTCAGACGGCTGCATCCTGAGCACCAGCAGCAGCGCCTCGTCCCAGGACTGCAGCAAGGTCACGTGCGGCTGCCATTTCCCGCAACACCTCGGTGGCTAGGCGGGAGTCGGCGATATCGAACTCGCCGAGGTCTTCGAGCGTGATGCTGAGCATCTTGGCGACGAGCAGATCTTCCATGGCGCCTTCATCTTTGGTCACCGATTGAGCGGCGGTGATGTCTTTGCGTTTGAGGCGTTTGATGGGCAGCGTCGAGATCTGCTCACCGCTGGCGCTGTTGAAGGGGAATTTGAGGGTGAAGCTGAGTGCATCGGTCATCGCGGGTGCTCCCGGTGGGGTTGCTCTTTGAGAGCCCTGATGATGCGGGTTGGTGTAGACGCTGGCTTTTAATCGCCTTTAACGAGAACATTTGTGGCTTGGCCGAGCGCGTTATCAAGCAGCCATAAGCCTTTAGAAATAGACAAGGTGTCGCAGATGGAAGATGAAGTCACAATCGAGCATGAAGGTACACAGTACGCCGCCCCATATCTGGTGTCGGGCGATATGTTGACGGTGTTTTTACCGAATGGAGAGCAACGGTCTACAGAGCTGCGTGGCCTGAGCCCCGACAGCGCTGCGCGCCAGCATCTGCGATCTTACGTCGGTAGCATTGCCGCAAAGAAATAGCAGCAGTCCTTGAGTGCTTCTAAATAGCGAGGGCGCAAGCGCCCTCGCTATCTGCCCGGCGACTACCCAGGCTTGTGGTTGTCCAGTACTCGATTGACCGCTAACTCACCCAACATGATGACCCGTTGCAGCACCAGCATCGTTTGGCGTCGTGGGCCGTCCGTTAAATCGGTGAGGTCGCTGACCATCACGCTGGCGGATGCGAAGGATTCGCACGCCTCAACGAGCAACGTTTCGTCATCCACCGCTGCGTCGATGGTGAAGATCGTGCTGAGCTTGCGGGGCTGTATCTGCGTTTTCGTTGCCCCGGGGTTCAGGTAGTGCTTGAGCGCGCGGTCTGCCGCCTCTTTCAACTTTTCGGGGTCGAGAGAGTCGCCGTAGAGTACCGAGTCGATATCCGGGGGGTTGGGAGTAACCTTGAACATATGACTAATTCCAGAGTTGGGGCCGCAACCGTTCTCGACTAAAAGAGGGTGGCGGCTGTACGCAGGTTAGTCGACCGGTGGAATTAGCAAACCCGGCGCGCCCAAGGGCGCCCTGCGCACAACCACCATCAAGTACAGGAATAGATGACCCGACTGAATGGTACTCATACACTTTACTAAAACCGACCGAGCGACTAAACCCGACCACTGATGGGCAGTGGCAGGTAAACGATAGAGGCCAGGGGCAAAGGGCACAAGCCAGCGGATTCTGACGCATGCGTAAGTAAGGACGCAAGGTCTCGTAGCCTTTAGGGCGTAACGTGGAATGTATTTAAACGTGTCACGTTGGATATGTTTACAGCAATTAAACGGGCCGAGTTTTCTTCGTTATTTCTTGAAACTGTATTGTTGCAAATACAGCGTCTTATGGGACCCTCCGGCCTCATCGATATTAAACGAGATCATGCTGTAGATAATACGCTGGCGGATGCTTTGAGGAATTTACCTACATTTGCCCGCAGCAACGACGTGCTTTCTCGGCAGAGGGTTTGAGGTTGGAGGTTGTTGTCTTGGGCGACTGGCTTCGGCCCTCGACCGCTCTTAATGGGTTTTGAAGGCTGCTTGGCGGAGGGAGGCAGCTGTACGAGGTCACCAGCAAAGAGGTCGCAATTCGATGCAGTGAGTTGAACCCTCGCACAGCCACCATAAGTAGCCGGGGCGCTAAAAGATGGCCGCTGTAGCCGGAGTAGACCGGAGAACCTGGCATCACCAGAAAGCCTAGGGGCCCAGCGTACAGCGCCATCAAACATCGGGCGGAGCAACCTGTTCATTCATGAGAGGCACCTAAGTACCACCGCAGGCTGCTCCGCCCGGTCACCGCGGGCGGCGACGGGGGATAAGATACCGGGGGGGCTATGGATGCGCTGCCGGGGGATTCTGTGGTGGTTGTAGGGAATGGCGCTGGATGTTGTAGCCCCACGAAAGTCCTCTGTCCCTTGACGGTCCCATATCTGCGCGAGCTTTGGTGGAGATTGCCATGAACAATTTGATGGCATCCGACTTGGGTAATTGAACGCAGGCAACATTTTGCTAGGACTGTCCAACTGATTCGCTGACGGGGCGGTACTACTTCCGCGCTCGCAAACAAGGCGAATCTTAAATTTTCGAATTCAAACCGGATTCGCCCCACTGGTTAACTTTTTCAGCCTGCATATGCTCATGAACAGCTTGAGGGATATGCGGTGATTCAAATGCTAGAGAGTCAATACGGCCCCTAAGGTCTTCAACCTTTTCGGCATCGATCTGAGGGAGGATGCGCATAAGCTCTATCTCTCTACCAATGGCATTGTATTTTGCCCCTGCGGCACGATGCTTTTCCGCCAGTTCCTGATAGCGAAGTGTTGATTGCAACGCGGTAAGGATTGCCGCTATCACGCTCATTGCGCCCACGCCGAGTTGCAACCAGAAATTGGATTGCTGTTGAAGCGTAGCAAACACAGCTGTACCGACTATTGCTGAAAGCCCCACGGTGGGTAGCGCCAGCCAAAAATGCAATCTGGAATACCTGAGCGCCGCACGGTAATGCCCCACCGCGACGACGGATGATCGTTCATACCATTGGTCCAGTACATTTTGCGGATTGCTTTGAGTCATCATTGGAACCATGAGTGTTTGAAAGGGGTAGGCGCAGAGCTACTGAGAAACTATTTTATTCATATTTCATACGACCTAGCAGGTCGTACATCAAATCGCCGTCGAGAATTTCGAAAGGTAGCTCGACGTAATGGTCAGGATGTCTGAGTTTAGCTTTACCATCATGAGGTGCGTTCTTGGTGTGGCCCTTAACAAACTCACCACTTTCCTTAATGTATGGAAGCACAACGATCCGGCCATGATTTTTAGAAAGTATTGTTCCTTCTCTCCAAAGTGTATGTCCTTCTTTTCCAGTACTCGACTCCCCCATCTGCATAACTATCCATCCGACAGAGTCTTTTTCTTCGTACCAAAATACAAAACCGCCACAGACGACGACACGTTGGCCACGACGTTTCGCATCGTCGAGCATCATCTTGAATCCCGTTTCTTGAAGCAGCTGATTCGCCCTAGGGAGCAATGCAGAACGAATTTTGGCCTTGGTTTTCCCCCAATGATCTGTACCGGCCAGATTAAATCCTCTGGCTATTTTTTCACGTGCGCAATAGATGGCCGTCTTTCGATCGTGAAGCGCTCTTGTAGTCCAATCGTTGTCGTCTTTACGAGTCAAAGTGATACCAAATTGAGAAATCCGTGCATAACGGATGTACGGGAATTGCTGGAGCACCTTAAACAGTGGCTCACGCAGCTTCTCTAGACCTGGCGAAAGCAATAGCTCTCCTGCTTTTGGACGCGGATCATTCACATGCCGATTAATTGCCTCCTTCAACATCCAGCTTTCTTCGTCCATCAAACGGCCTTCGGCAGTGATCGATTTCTCGACCTTGAGCTTTATCGAAAGCTTTTCCTCAGGAGGTAACGCCAACGCATCCAAAGCTTTAATTAATTTAGTATTTGTAGCCTTGACGTCCGTTAGTGCGTCATCCAAATTATTATAAGTTATTGGTCCGTCAGCAGGGTTGCGCAGAAACCAATCTAGCTTTCCATCACGTTTTAGCTGAAGATTAAATATATGCCAGACTTCATCAGACTCAGGCCATTGTTGAGGCCAGCAAGCCAAGGTTGGTAGCGGTACTCGAGAGCGCTTTAATGACTTCATGGTCGTCCATTCCTTGTGTCGTGATGAATAAGTGCTGGTCGTTAATTATAGGCTAGCTTACATTTGGTAGCGCTGGAAGATTGTAAGGCTTGGTAATATTGTTGAATCCAGCATTGATTGCATTGCGAAGTTTGTCGAAAGTCGCCGCAGTCTCTGGCAAATGTAAATCGCAAATATTGTCATTTAAATTAATCTCCCCACTCTGGACGTGGGTACGAAAAAGCTGTCGTAGAACGCGCAATTGGTTGTAAATGACGTTGAGCTGATCGGCAAGTGTGTGATCATCAAATTTGGATCGAGGCTTCGTCACGAGTTGCTCCTTCCACTTGCCTGCTTTTATTAAGCCAATAAGGTCGGTGATCGTTCTCCCGAAATCCCTATAGTTGTTTTCCATGTCCCAAGCATCCTGTAGTGCGGGGCAATCCATAAGTTCCCGGATATCGTCAAGAGCCTCCGCATCGGTCTTGTCCAAGGCAGATATTACGGTATTACCATAGCTAATCTCACTTTTTATGAGTAAAAGTATAGCTTGGAGCTCAAGCGTCGTCTTTCTTTCGATGTCCTGCATTAGCGATTTATTATCAATAACGTCGGTAATGCAATTGAAGTTCACTCCGCTAGGAACTACTACAGTGCTGTACTTGCCTGTTCTTTTGCCAATCAACAGGACTTTGAGAGACTTGTAGGTCGTCCCCAACCCATGCTTCCCGAACTTGTCCAAGGTCTTTTGTATCTTTTGCGCTCGTCGATCCGAAGTGACCTGAACGGCGAGGCCAAGGTTTTTGTCAGCTAAGTCGATTGCAGCAGCGTTTAACTGGCTATGGTTGAGGTTGACAAGATTGTACCCGTAGATCTGATTTAGCAACCGTTCGAAGAAGTGTTCTGCTGCAATATTGAGGTCGAAAAAGTGCATTCCTCCGAGAACTTCTACAGCTGCGCTTAGATGTGTCAGGTGGAGTGTAATGTCTTTGATCAGTTTTTCGCGTTTCAACATAACATTCCCAAAATTGTGCGTAGCAGTCAGCGGGGTTGTGTTTTATGGTCAACTGAGTTCGTAAATGTTGCGGGATAGCGTTGATGACAATATTTTCGGGGAAAAGCCCCGGCTTGCTGGGGCTTTAAAAACAATATGGACGCTTAGACAGCGCTAGGAACTTTAAAGGTGACAGCGCTTTCGATTTTAACAAGATGCACCTTGTCTCCCTCTTCGTTCCATACCGAGCTATTCAGCCCCCAGTAGAAATAGCTCGCAGGAGTCCCTTCGGTAGTCTTTCCTTTTCTGTTTGTGCCCGATCTTGTGCTGATGAAGATATATTCATCTTCTTCTACTTCCCAGCTAGGAAAAGTAAAAACATGGCGATGTTTGTTGCTGGTGCTACCATCGTCTTTGTAGGTCTCGTCCAAGATCATGTAACCCTTGAGATCACAGGCTTTCTGAGCGCGAATAACAACATATTCGTTTTTTGCATCACCTTGCTCGACCACCCGAATGACTTCCAAATCCATTACAAAATCCTTATCCATTACAAACGTTTCAGTTCGATCAGGCAAAATGCCAGCATCAGCGCTAGGCTAGCTTGGAGGGTGGTGCCAAGGGAAGGTTTTTTTGATCCCAACAGGACGTTCAAAACCTCTCAGAGCTCCAACCTGGGGCGTGGGTGCGCACCTTTTCCATCGGACCCCGGGTGATTCCTTCCAGGTCCGCAGCAAAGTCCATGCGACTTGACCTTCATAACCAAAATGGATTTTATCTGACGCTTACCTCGATAGTTAGGACGCTAGGTATGTGGAAATAAGATTGGGAGGCATAGAATATTAACAAGTTAATCCTCCCCGGCCACCCGAAAAATATCCGCCAGATAATCCAGCGTCGCACCTCATCCCCATTGATCATCTGCCGCACATAGATCGCCGAAAACGGTGCTTCCTATTTGGTCGGACTCCTCGGTTTATGCGTGCCCAGCTGATATATTATGATTTGCTTGGCATGACAGTTACTTTCGAAACTCCTAACTCTGTTAACGTTGCGTCCAGCCTTCTTAAATAGCTAACCGTAAATTTGTCGTAGTGCTGTAGTAAATTCCAGGCATTCTCTTCGGTATTGCGCTTAGATTCTAACGCATCGAATAGCCCTTCGGTCGTTCTATCTTTAATGTCCGCATTAATAACATCCTGTTTCAATGTCGTAAATCGAGCGTAACATTCGATTTGGCCGTAAAGCTTTTCGATATCATAATTCTTGTCGTCCCCCGGCGGCGAGCAAGGATTTGGGGAGGAATGATTATTTACAGGATGAATGTCGATTTCATCGATATGAATTAGCTCATTCGCCATATTTTTGCCAAAGTAACGAGACAGCTTAAAGTGTTCGGCGATCAGTTGCTGACGCCAGCTTCGTTGGAATTGCATGTACTCATGCCACGGCCCTTTAGAAAATTCCTCCCAACCTTTGTTATCCGTTTCTTTTAATAACTTATCGAGCGCATTGTAGCCATCGTACAACAGGCGGCTGGTTTCTTGCGCCGTGGCTTGGGCACCGTCCAGAAATTTAGCTCTGTCCGCTCGCTCATCTTGGCGAGCTTGCTGGCAGCTCGTGCCAGCAAGGGTTATAGCAGCAGTGAGGAGTGAAGCCGCGAGGGTCTGCAACCACGTCAAATCAGCCATCAATGATTATCCAGTTTTAAGAAATTCACGCTCAATATCGGCTGACGTCCCGGCTTCGTGAGTCACTTCCTTACAACCCTCGAATGGCAATGAAATTTAAGCCTGCCCTATGTTTTTCCGGTACTTGGCCAACTGATCCTCCCCACCCACCCGAAAAATATTCGCCAAATAATCCAGCAACACCACCTCATCCCCATTGATCATCTGCCGCACGTAGGTCGCCGAAAACGGCGTCTCGTACTTGGTCGGATCTCGCGGCTTGTGCGTGCCCAACTGATACTCCTTCCCCGTGATGGTCATGGTCGTGACCAGCGGAATCTCATTCACCAACCCGCCATTGTTGAACACCTGCACGTTAGAACGGCACTGCAACTGCACGCTCTTGAACGGCGTCACCAGCTTCTTGGCCGCCTCAAAGTACAAGCTGTTCCACGTAATTTTCCCTTCCAGCTTGTCGATGCCATCGGGCAGCTCGATCAGCCCGACCATGCCCAGCCCCTGGAAGTCGCTCATCACGGTTTTGATGGTGCCCAGGTCGATCTCTTCGCATTTGCCAAAGAAGCTGGTGCCATCCAGGTACACGTTGGCGTTAGAAATACGATGCGCGCTAAAGCCGGCCATTTATGCAGCCCCCAAGTTGACCAGGTAGTCCCCGGTGATTTCAGTTTCAAAGGTGCCACGCTCAAACGGCAGCGGCACGGTGAGTTTGTAGTTGAACAGTGCGTGGCCTTGTTCCAATTGGGTTTGTGGGTTGCGAGCCGGGTCGTACCAGCACTCGCCGCCGAGTAAGGCGCCGTCGCCGATGAGTTTGCGCAGGAACAGGTTGACGCTTTCGGTGATGCTGGTGATTAACGAGGTGGTGATGGGCTGGTCGACGAATTGCAATGCGCTGTAGCGGATGGATTCATCAACGACGTCTTTGGTGCGTCGCACGTTTTCGAAGTTGCGCATGTGGGTGACGGTCGGCCAGGCCGCTGTGCGGTTACCCCATAAGCGCAGGCCACTGCCGAAGGAGTTGAAGACGGTGGTGATGCCGTTTTCGTTGAGCAGGTTGACTTCGCTGTTCGAGTCATCGACCCGAGCAGTTAGCGGCCGCTCCAGGCCTATGACGCCGATCAGTTCCTGGTTGGAACTGCTCCACCAGTAGCCGTGGTCGTTGTCGACTTTGGCGCGTAGGCCGGCGGCGCGAATGGACAGCGGTTGCAGGCGTTCGCCGTGGGCGGCGTCGCGGACTTTGATGTGCGGGTAGCACAACCGAACACGGTCACTGCTGGTGTTGAAGTTAATGGCACCCGCTGGACCGCGCCCGGCCAATACCTGCTGCACGGTGGTGCCGATGGGCGCGTCGATGTAGGCGATGCCGCCGACTTGGCCGGCCGAGGCGCCCAGTTCGGCGGTCACTTCTTTCAAGGTGCTGAAGCCCGGGGCAATGAAGACTTTAGGAAAGAAGCCCAGCTGGTTATAGCTGTCTTGGAAGGCTTTCAGGCCGGTGCGCCGCCCGGCAGCGTTGACGGCGCCGATGATGTCCGTCGCGGTGACTTTGCTGGGATCGGCGTAGGTGTAGGCCACTTTGATCGGGGCGTTGGCGGCAATGTTGCCGGTCGGCAGGCGCCTGATGTGACCTGTGAGCCTGTCGGCTTTGTAGTCGGTGCTTTCCAGGTAGGTGATCAACCCGTCGGCGGATTTTATTTGCAGCGTTTGCAGCGCACCGTGTTCCAGTTGCAATAGATCGTTGGGGGCGAACTGTTTGTCTTGCTCGTCCACGGTGGTGCTGTGGACGGCAGGATCGAGCACGTTGACGACCAGTACGGTGCCGGCGCCGAAGTCGAAGATGCCTTGCAGGGCTTCGGGGATGGAGAAGCCTGTCCTGTGCGGGCCGAACTGTGCGGCGTGGGTGTCGTTAAGGCATAGGGTCAGCTCGTTGATGGGGCCAGTGGGCGCCGTGCCGATCACGGCGATGACGGCGGATTTAACCACCCGGATGGGTCTGGGGCCGCGTTCGACTTCAGTGGTTTCGATGCCGTGTAGGTAGTTGGCAGGCATGGGTTATTCCTTCGCGGCGGATAATGTTTGTGCTGCCTTTACGGGTAAGCCCGTCGGCAGAGGGTTAACGGGGTGCGGATGCAGGTGTTTGAGGGCCAGCAAAACGCGGGTGTATTCGTGGTCGGCCGGCATGCTGACCGGTTGGCCTGGGTGCAGGAGGACTTCAAGGCGTTCGCCGGTTTTGCCGACGCGTAGAGAGGCGCAACTGGGGGGCCCGGCGTAGCGGTACGTTGTGAGTTTCATGGGTGCTCCTGGCATTGAGCTGAGGTCAGCCGAGGTCCGCTTTCGGGGACAAGGGTTTGCAGGTGTGTGGTGCGGGTGGTGAAGTCTTGGGCGTACTGCCAGACGCCGTTGTGGTGGCCGATAAAGTGTTCTGCGACGGGGCGGCAGGCCTGGTTGGCGTGCGGCGGGTACCAGCCGGTGAGGCAGGTGCGGATGCGGTCAAGGTGACCGACGACGCCGTCTTTGCCATTGAGTTGGCGAAACACCAATGTGAGGCGCAGCACCCAGTGACGTGCCTGGAAGCAGGCGTCGGTGCTTTCTGATTGCCCGAACGTAGATTTGCCGTAGGCGAGCAAGACGGCACCGCGGGGATGGTTGAGCCGGTATTGCAACGGGTTTTCAGGGAACAGCTCGATCATCAATTCGCTGCCAAGGTCGGCTTGTAGCCGGACGAGCATGGCGTCGAGCAGTTGTTCGGTTTGGGTTTTGGCCAGGGTCATTAATAGCGGTCCCACTGTTGGGCGCCGAATTGTTGAGGACGTGCGCGCACGCGGATCTCGCCCGGCTCTGGCACGGCCTGGCCGGTGGGTGTGCCGAGGGTGATGACGCCGTCGCGGATGTTTTCCAGTAGTTGGAGGGTGTCTTTGCGGCTGTCCTTCACGGCGTCGGGCAAGGCGCCCTCGGGGCGGCGTTGGTAGAGCCAGTGGCGGGCCAGGTAGACGACGGCATCGCGCAGGACGGTGGGCACCGGGTCGAGTGGCAGTTGATAGCGGCCGCGCAGGTAACCGTCGACCAGTTCCTGGGCCTGGCGCACGCCGTCATCGATGACGCTTTCGTTGGGCACGGCGGCGGCCGGGTCGTCGTTGGAGAGCTGGATGAGGGTCATCAACGGGATGGCGTTGCCGAGGTCGGCACGGGTGCAGTAGCGCATGGCTCAACCCGCCTTCAGTTCAACGAGGGCTTCGGGGAACAGGCACATGGCCAAGGGGTTGGCCTGGGCTTCCAGGTCCCAGCCTTTGCCCATCTTGCGCGGCTCGGCTTTGCTGTAGAACGCCTGGCCCAGGGTGTTGACGGTTTCGTTGTAATTGGCCGGGGCGTTGAACAGACGGAATACGCCGCGGGCGACGGGAAAAACCTGGGCGATGTCGGCCGGGATGAAGCGCTGGCCGCTGACGGTGACGTCGTATTCGATGTACTCGATGCCGCCGAAGGTGAAGCCCGAGCGCATGTCACCACCGAGACGATCTTGCGCGGCCTGGTAGTGGGCGAAAGCTTCTTTGACTTTGGCGTGGTCGGTGAAGGCGTCGAACCAATCTGGCCCGCACAAGGCGCGAAAGCCGGTGACCATCACGCCGCCGAGTTTGGATTCGGCGTGGCGCTTGGCGTCGAGGCAGGCTTTGCGCACGTTGGTCTCGGGCTTGCTGAGTGGCACGGTGACCTTTTTCTGTTTGACGTCGAATTCGTCAAACAGGTCGAACAATACCGAGCCATCGGCGTCCAGCAATTGGCCGCGCAGTGCGCCGACGCGTTGGAATTCGCGGGTGGCTTCGATGCTGTTTTTGAGTTCCTGCAGGTGGTCGTTGACGACGGTGACGACGGGCGCGGTGGCGCTTTCCTGGCCGAAGGTGGCGATGCCTTGCAACTGACTGGGCAGGATCGAGCTGCTGACGGGCAGGTGCAGGGTTTCGAAGGTGCGGCGTTTGCGTTTGCGGCCTTCGAGCGGCGCGGGGTCGTCGTTGCGTGAAGTGTTGGGCACTAGCACTAACCGGCCTTCGCGCTCGTCGATGATGACGCTGGTGCTGGTGACGCCTTTTTCGTCAAACAGGCCCATGGCGCCGACCTTGCCGGGGATGGCCGGGAGTTTGTTGATGGCGGCGGTGAGGTTGGCGACGCTGAACAGGTCTGGCAGGTTCATGGGTGGCTCCGGGTTAGAGGGTTGCGCGGGCGACGATGCCTAGGGCGTTGAGTTCGTCGAGGGCGACGGCTTGCTGGGCTTCGGTGATGCCGGCGGGCCAGACCAGGTGCGCTATGGCGAGGACGGCGCCGCGGGCGATGATCACGCCGGGTTGATCGCCAGCCGTGGCGTCTACGCGTTCGGCCATAACGGCGGCGGCCTTTTTGGCGGCACCGCTGCCGGCGGGATCAAGGCGTTGGTATATGCCGGCGACTTTGGCGAGTACCTGACCGAGTGGGTAGTCGGTGCCGGCGAGCAGCGTGACGTTGCTTTTGGTCCAGCCGGGGCTGACTTGGAGCAGCAGCAAATCGCCCAGGTCTTTGGGTTGGTTGAAGGTGGCCATGGGGGATTCCTAGCGTTGGGCGCGGGCTGCGGCGTCGGCGAGTAGAGGGTTGGTGGGTGCGGCGTCGGTTAGGCCGGTGCGGGTCTTGGTGGCGACTTCGGTGAAACTGACGGGGTTGGTCAGGTCGTTGAAGAGGGTTTTGAGGCCGTCGCTTAACGGCTGGCGCTGGTCGCCTTCGCCGAACGACAAGGGGTTGGTGCCGGACTGCGCGGCGTCGAGGGCTGCGATGACGACTGGGGCGTGCAGTGGCTTCATGCCGGCGGCGACCAGTTGTTCGGCGTAGGCGACGCTGGCGGTGTGGAGCGTTTGCTGTTCGGTGATACGGGCAGCGTTGTCGCGTTGGGCGAGTTCGGCTTTGAGGCGTTTGTTCTCTGCTTCTAATGCAGCGGCGGATGACGTGGTTTGCAGGGCGCCTTCGTTGAATTCAATGACGCCGGGCTCGCCTTCGGCCAGTTCGATGGGCCGAAGGCCTTTGACGGCCGGCGGCTGTGCGCCGAGGAAGCCGACATGGCGCAAGTAATAGACGCCGGGCACGGGGTTGTTGGCGGCGGTTGGGTGGTAGAAGGATGCGGAGATTTTCTTGTAGCTGCCCTTGGCGATTTGCTCGGCGAAGGATGCGTCGATTTGTTGGGGTTCGGCGATGAGGCCGTGGGCGGTGGCGGACAGGGATTTGACCCAGCCGGCGGCTGGGGCGTCGTGTTGTGGGTGGCCGATGACTAATGGTGCTTCGTGCAAGGTTGGGTTGTAGGCGGCGACGGTGGCGGCCAGGTCGGCTTCGGTGAAGTTGTAGGTGGTGCCGCATTGGGCGGTGTGGGTGCCGGGTTTGAAGATGTGGAGTGGGTTCATGGGGCTGCGCTTGATGGGGATGGTGTGCGCAGTTTCAGGTCTTCGGAGGGGTTAGGCTTTTAACCTGGGTTAGGGAGCTGGTACCCCGAAACTGGTGTGGTTGAGGTAGGTTCAGAGCGTCAGCGGAAGATACGCGAGCCTATTCGAGCAGAGGCTAGTTTTGGGGAAGTATTGGAGTTGGTTGGTAATCATGAGGTCGGCTGCTGAGGCACAAGGCCTCTTAAGCGTTTTATAAAGTCTTTACGTCGGTTACCTGAGGTTGTCGCTGAGCAACGTGAGTCATGCTCGTGTGCGCCAGTGATATGAGCATATAGCGCGTAGTGGTATACATGGAAAAAGCATCGCACCGATGGGTAGCACCATGTCTAGAACCTGCATTATCTGCGGCGTAGCTGCAAATTCTCGCGAACACGTTTTTCCCGCTGCTCTTGGCGGGCGCCGTACCAATAAAGGTATTTATTGTGAGAAGCACAACGAAGCCTATTCAGGGTTGGCCGAGATCATTGCTGATCAGTTGCGCTTCTTCAATGCTCAGCTCGGCGTTGTTGGTGATCATCAAAAAGCTACTGGCGAGGTCAAGCCTGTTCTATTGATTGATCCTGAAACGAATGGCGAAGTGCGGTTGAGCGACAGCTCGATCAGTTACGTGAGCCCGCGTATCTTTCCAGTCGCTGATGCCGAGGATGGAGGTGAGTTTGTACTGGCTGCCAACTCACCGCAAGAAGCACAAGCTTTCATTGCTACCATGCAGAAACCGGGGCATGAAATACGTATTAAAAGCGTAGGAGCACGAGAAAAATATTATCCCGGTACGCTCACGGGAAAGCTTGAATTAGGTGGAAATGGTACCGGGCTTAGGGCCATTACCTATATCGCTCAGACCTTCTTGGCACATACATTCCCCGACTTGGCTCGGCTTCCCGAGATGGCGGGAGTAAAGAACTATACCCTCAACGGTTCTGGAGCTGATTTCGCTTGGTGGCATGCCCCCGTAGGCGATGGGCTGGATGCAGTGCGCAAACCGTTTAGTCATCGAATCATCGTCGGGCACAACGCCGATGACGGTGTGGTCTATGCACGCCTCTCTCTGTTCTCAGCCCTTCATTACGGCGTGAATTTCGGCGTGGTACCTACCACGATGAGTCGGTCGGTTGTGTTCGATATAGATCCCCTGGTCAAGTACGAACCCCATGATGTGCAGAAGACCGAATATCAAAAAGCCGTTGGGTACGTTGAAAAACCCAGTGATCTGACTGAGCATCTCGCCGCTGCAATAACATCAGGCCAGGCTCAAGCTTCCATCAGTTCGTTGATGCGACGGATTACAGACCACCAGAGGGCGCTTGTTGCCACTAAATGGTTGCAAGAGCTGGAACGTGCGTCACCTACTGACAGAGGAGCTGCAGATACTTTTTTTGAGCGCCTGGTTTCTGAGGAGTCGGGCCGGGTATTGATGTTGCTACAGGCCTTTAAGCGCGACTTTATCGAATTTAATGCTGGCAAACATGACAAGGTTCTGACGAAAATTTCAGAAAACTTTGTCCAGAATCCTGACCGCGACCCCGAGTCCAGGGATGGTTTGTCTCCCCGAGGTAGAGCGCTTTTGGAAATTGCCAGTTCGGCTCTGAAGCAGCAACTGACGCAAGAGTTTCTTCAGAATCAGCTTGACCAAGACCGAATGGAAAGGCTCCTGGGCGGAGGTCTTGGGCAACATGCTGTGGGGATGGTCGCTTTGGAGCAGGCGGTGCTTGAGATCTTAGGAGAAAGCGCAGGCTGACACCTGCGCGATGTTCACAGGTAGCGACTATGTCGTTCGATGAGCAACTGGCGGTCATAGACTTGCATGTAGGGAAGCAGCGCCTGGAAGATTTGTTCACGATCCTTTGGACTGATCCAATCTCCGTTGCGACCGGTTGCTTCCAGCATGGCTCTCATCACGTAATCGGTGTTGTCACTGAGCGGAACAAAGTGAGCCTGTTTCAACATGTCGCTGATGGCTTCGCGTAGTTCCTCATGGGTCTCTGCTGAGCTGATACCTAGGCTTGAGCGTATATACCCGGTAAAGCCCTTACCGCCTTTGAGTAACAGCATCAGGGCGCGATACAAACCTGCACGCTGATTGGTCGTAAACCGAGCACGGTTGCTTCGATCACTGTTGTAAAAATACTGAAGCGTCTCCAATGTTTCCAGGACTCCCAGTTTTCGGAATCTGTCAGCCTCGACCAACGGCATTCTGCGCACATCGCTGTAAGGTTCTGAGCTGCTCCAAAACTCGGTGACACGGGCGATCTTTGCTCGTGTTGCTAATGGACGTAGCCAGTTCCGCCAATATCGGCCGATTTGACCCGCCTGCCAACGCCCGATTGCAGGGAGCAACTCGTTGGTCAGCCACTGATAGGTCTCCATACACGACCACCGGGATTCATTGTAAGCATGATAGGTCGGTGGTTCCCATAGGATTGCAACCTGATCCATGTAGCAAAGGTCCTCGATGGCGGCGCCGAAGATAACGCCATGGTACCCAGCGCTTGAAACCGGCATGAGTCTATTCGACGCATTGTGGAACATGTGCCATGCAGAATTGCCTTTATTGGTGTCGTGCACGTTGGCGAACTCAAGCATTTGCTCCCACACCCAAGCATCGACTTTGCATAATGCGACTCGCGTACCCGCCCATTTCACGACGGGAAAGTGTTGCGCCTCCCATTGCGTCTCGACTTGCTTCAAACTCTGTAGGTACTGTGCTGAAAACTCGTCCGCGACATTGATGAGTTCTTGGGCTGCTGGCTCAGGCAGGAGGAACCGGCAGTTTTTCAAGTCAACTATGTGGTTATTCGGTGTCTGCGTGGTTACGCCTTGGAAAAAAGGACGGCATTGCGCCAGCAGCGGTTCGCCCTCGTTACCTAATAAGTTGTTCAGCAGCCACGATTGGTCCAGGACCACCATTACACCTTCAGTGTCGGGCATGGAGATCGAAATGATGGCCGAGCCTGGATAGTCCTCGGGTGTGGGGAGCATCGCCGATACATCGACCCATAGCTTTTTCAAGGCCCAATGTCGGCCGTTCGCATGGCGAATGGTGAGGTCTTCCTTGTCAATCGCTCCGCTGTTCAGAAATTCATTTGCCAACGCTGACACTTCTGCTCTCGGATCTTTGAGCGCTTTCAAGAACATTTCCTGAAAGCCCACACGCTGCATCCACTGATTGCAGAACTGATCGACATGCGGCCCGGAGAAAAAGCGAGTGAGCACGTCTGGGGCGTTTTTGAGCTTTTCCGTTAGGTGTTCCGCAGTCCATAAATCTGCCTCGATTCCACGCGCCGATAATTTGTGCTGGGCTTCAACCCAAGGTTCGTCCAGAGATTTGATGGTGTTTTGAGCCAGGATTAGTGTGAAGCGTCCTGCGGATTCTGCCCACCTGCCAGCTAGGAAACGGTCCACCGCAGTGGTCAGGTCGCGGCCGGTGAAATCCTTCCAACACTTGCATTCGAATACCAATAAACGGTTCTTGCTCAGACGATCAAATGCGAATAAGTCGATGCCGTGCTGGGAAACCTTTCCTTTATTACCCAGGCGCTGGCAGCCGGTGAGCGTGTGTTCTTTCTGAAGAAGCCACCAGCACAGCTGCTCGAATGGCTCGGGGTACATGTCCTCAAGCCGCAGTGCGCTAGATGTTTTAGGCGGTACGTATTCTTGTGCGGTAATTGGAGCTTCAGCGTGAAGGTGGTCGCCCCACTGCTGTGGGAATTCTTCGTGATTGCTCATGGGACCTGGATCGTTTGGGGAAAGGTCAAGGGAACCATGAGGGCGCGAGTCGGGACAACTCAACTCTTTGCAGTTGCTGTCTCAGCCTGATGGGGCGTGGTATGGCGGGTAGCTGTCCTTCATCAAGGCGCAGTGCAGATCCATATTCGACACCCCGTGGCTATCAGCATCCGCTAATCGCAGCCATTCATGACAGAGCTTACCAAGGCGAAACCCTAAGCTCTTTCAGATTTGCCTAGGGGTGCAGAACGATATAGTTACCACCGAAAATCAATATTTTCCTCCCCTAGGATAGTTAAACGATACTAGGTTCTAGGTTATGCTGATCTCACCTAAACGGCTAAAAGGATAGAAACGTGGCGGATATAGAACGCGAAGAGAACCGGCCATTGATAGAAGTGGCCACTTTGGAGGATTTTGCTCACATTAACCCTTCGTCGATTCTCGCCATAAGCAATTCACTGCATTTCCACACGCTCGAACGTAGGTTCCAAGAGGCCGCATACGCAGCAGAAAAAAGCAATGATCTATCCGCTGCAAGGGCGTATAAGATTCTCGCCGTTGTATGCAGTTATCATTTCAATCCCGATAGGTCTGACACCTTTTCCCCTCAAATAATAATGGACGGCAGAAGAACACTGATTCCCAGCGATCTTCTTGCCGCACAGCAAGAAGTGCTTATAGAAGTAGCCAAAGAATTTAACCATCCTTTATTGCGGGCGAGAATCGCAGACAGTTGCTGGTATATAAATAGAAGGCTCTATTTAATGGCCGAGCTGGCCTCGAACTCTTACTTATCCGCCATCGCATGCTTTTTTAATAAAGAGCTACTGTATGAGTACGAATCTGATTTTGAGGTGCCCTCTAAAATTGTAGATATCCTAGAAAGAGCCTTCACTATATATTCTTCAACAGGAAAGCAAGAGTGCATCCCGGAGACCGCGAAAGAGACCTTTGGGCTAGCGTATCAAACGGCTAAAAAAAACAATAATTTAATTGCATTTCACAGGCTTGCTGTGTTGGGTCAGTCTTATAGTCTCTTAGAGTGGAGCAGTATAGCCTCTGAAGCTGAAGCGATAGCTGTAGCCAACAAAGATAAACAATACGCTGAAGCTGTAAAAAAAGTATGGTATCTAGCGGCTCACGCTTATCAAAAAACAAGTGATAAGGACTCGTCTACCCGGTGTAAAATAAAGGCTGTAGATCAGACATTGCGAATGCGTGATGGTGTAAGTTCTGCCATAGCAAAAGCGTCTTGGACGAGAGACGCTATTGGCGAGTTACGTGCTATAGGGGGCATGCGCGAAAAAATCGAAATACTCAAGAAAGAGCTACAACAATACGAAGATGACTCATTGTCCGAGCTTACCGAGTTCAGCGTACCGATTGACCTGACGGGAGAACGTCAGGATACTATCGAAGAATTCGAAGAGCTTGAAGTTCACGAAATGCTTTTTCGCTTAGCTTTCATTGTCCGTAATCCTGAAAAAATCGCTATCCATACGCAGTGCCTCGCAAAAAGAGATCGACATTTTCTTTCGTCCATGTTTGGAAAAAGCTATTCGGACGAAAAAGGAAAAGTAATCGCCACTGCTCCGGCAGCATTTTTAAATGAGAAGCCATCCGAAGATTGGTTTGATCATGAAAGTCTTACTGAGATGAGCTTTCATTATCATATTTCGGCAGAGGGCTTTATAAAGCCAGCTTGTATTACTATGTCTCGTTGCCAAGCTATTGATGAGCGGCATTTAGAGCCAATAGTAACCCACAGCGCGTTCGTTCCACCTGGACATGAATCGATTTTCGCACTTGGTTTCGCTAAACTTATTCAAGGGGATATGATTTCCGCGACTCATATTCTTGTCCCGCAATTAGAAAACTCCCTTAGATACGTGCTTAATAACAGAGGAGCAAGTACAGCAAAATTAAATGTAGACCTCACTCAGGAAGATCAATCGTTAAGTCAGATGTACTCAAATCGCAAGAGAGAGCTTGAACAAGCTTTTGGTGTGGATGGCACATACATCTTGCATTTACTTTTCAATCTTAAAGGTGGCCCCATGCTCAGGCATGAGATGGCCCACGGAAAAATCACTGCCAGCCAGTCCTACCAGAGTGCATGTATCTACGCTTGCTGGCTTATGTATCATTTCACCTGCGCGCCTCTTTACAAATATTGGTCGACGCATATATCCAAAGCAATTCAAGAGATTACTCACTGACTTAATTTCAAGTTGACTGAGTTGCTAAAGATATTTGTGGAAGCGGCTCAACTCTCTAGCTTCTGAAATTTCATGGCTTTTTCTAGATGCCTTTTTAGTTTCTGAAGCTCCGGAAGAGTACTTGGCATGTCAAGAAACTTATTTGCCTCTTGAAGATCCGAGAAAAATGAGGCATTGTTAAGATAGAATAAAACAGCTTGGCGAAAAAACTGCTGAAGCTGATAGCAGTGATAATCTAAATCTTCGATCTCATACCCTGAATGAACGTTACGATTCCTGTATTCACGGAGATGCTCTAGTACTTGCTCATAATAAGGGCGGTCGGCGAACATAAAGGAGCAGCGGCGGACTATAGCGCCTGCATTGTTCTCATGAGGGCAAACTATTGATTCTAGTGCCGCCCAGGTTTTTTGAATTGTCACGTTCCGATCCGATTCGTCATACGCCCTAACGTACCTGACGATGGCGTCCTTAATGGCTAGGGTGTCGGCGTGAATATTTATTTGCCCCTCAACATAATTAAAATTTTTAATAAGGAGGGATGTATTAGAGAGGCGGACCGAAGGCCTGATACGATAATTTTGTTCATACCAATAAACATCCTTCTTGGCCAGACGCCCCTTCGAATCGTGAAGGGTGTGCATGCCGCCAAGCATGATTTTGTTTATGGGGCTGTGGGAACCAAATCCAAAATTCAATTCTGAGGGTGGATTGACAAATAGTGCGTGTACACCTCGAACGTAATCCAAATCATAGATCGCCGCATGGGCTGCATCCATTGAGTCTTTAGATTTAACGGTAACAGTAACGGGGCAATACTCCTCCGGCATTGGAGCATCGCCGTGCCGCCAATCTAATTGTTCACGAGTCAGGTATTTTTTAGGCAGTCCCGCCGGCCATGATCTGATGCTTGAGTTGCGAAGAATTATTATTTTTTTTGCAAAGCCGTCAGGGGTTGAAATCGACGTCACAAGGGTGAACGTTTCTTCCGGCCTTGCGCAGTGTTTAACTACTGCCTCATTAATGCCAGTCATAAAAGAGGACTTAGTGAACTCATTTTTTCTTGCGCAATGCTCTACACCTGAATTGTAAAGCTTCTTCATGGTCGATGAGCTGAACTCTTTATGGAAATCGAGCATGGTTAGAAGAACTGCATCAAGCTGAAGCTTTTCAAAAGCAGAGAAGCTTACCCTTCCGTCCGGAAGTATTGATGTGATCGCAGCTAGTCGATCCATCAGTAACTGGGGCTTTAAATTTTTGTTCTCCTTCCATTTCACCTTCATCGACTACTCCGTCGCCACAACATAAAGTCTAGATAGTGGATCGTAGCCCAATGCCGAAAGTCAGCCTAGTGAGATTGAACATTTAAACCCGGCGGAGATGCTTCCCTGCGGCATGACAATCGTCGAGCTCAGTTGCCCACATTATCGAACGTCCCAGCTAACGACCGCCAAGTAGGCTAGCGCTATATCTAGGATGGCCTTCTCAGCTTCGGGCTGTAGCTTGCCTTTTGCGTCCATTGGCAAATATGGCCTTTCCGGAATAGCTCCCCAAAGCTGCGGAAAGTCCGCCTGATCTCCACCGAACTGCATCATCGCCGCATAAGGCTTGTTGCTACCCACCAACGCCGAGCTATCCGTAGCTTGGGTTGTAATCGAGGCAGCCAGCCCCGCAGCACTGACTTGCAACATCTTGCCAGGCCAGTGGCCGGTTTCGGCTCGGCGTCCGATGGTGACGTCGGAAAGCTCAGGCCACTGGGGACGGCCTTCATATTCGAAGTTTTCTTCGGTTTGGCTGGCGAGCTCGGCGGCCAGGCTATGCATGAGTGGCGTTAGGTCGCTGATGGACTGTTCCACTTTGCTTAGGGTTTGTTGTAGGCGTTGGTGGTCTAGTTCGATGATGAACATGGGATGCCTTCCATTTTGGTTTGCGGTGGGTCAGGACGTATTGGTTGGGCTGGGCTGGGGCTGCTGCGCAGCCCAGCGGGAGCAAGCTCCCTCGCCACGTGGATGTGTTAATTCAGGCGGATCCCCGGGGCGTGGTTGAAGCCTGGGTCGGTGCGGAATGTGAGGGTTTGGCCTTGGGCGTTGGTGAGGCGGATGCCTCCCACGGTTGCTGTTCTGGTTTCTCCAGTGCGTTTGTCGGTGCCAGTTTCGACGGTTTCGGTGAAGGTTTTCCCGTGGCTGGAGATGACGGTGAGCCCGCGGCGCTTGATGGCGGCTTCGCTCAGCGCGATGACGCGGCAGCGGCAGTTGAAGCCATTGGGCGGGAAGATGGTTTGCCAGATGGGATCGTCGTGACGGAAGACCTGGCCGTGCATGGCGCGGTGGCTGCTGCGGGTTTTGCCATCGAGGATGGCGATGTACATCCAGTACGGGTGGGTCTCGGCGGTCTGTTCCATGCCGGCTTTGCGGCCGGCCATGTAGGCGCTTTGCAGGTTGGTTTGATAGATGGTTTTGAGCCGTAGGGGGCTGCCGAGCTGGACGGGTTCGGCATTGCCTTGGCTGTCGACGATGACTTGCCGGCCCCACCAGCCCTGGGCTTGTAGGACGGGTTTTAGATTGGTGGTGAATTGCTGGAGGGTTTGGCCCTGTTGGAGGGCGGTCTCCAAGGCGGCACGAATGTCGCTGAGCAGGTCCAGGCGCATGGCTTTGGCCACGGTGAATGCGTGGTCGTGGGTTTGGTCGAGGATGTCTTGCCAATGCCACGTGATGGTGTAGCCCTTGGCTGTCAGGTAGGCGATGGCGTGGGCGGGTTCGAGGCCGAAGATGGCTTTGAGGTCTGCGGGGTCGAGCTGTTTTGCGGGGCTGGGCATGTCAGTCTTCCCGGTCTGCGCTGGTGCTTAGGCGGCCCCAGGTGTCGGCCATGAACATCAGGTTGGCGAGGCTTTCAGTCAGTTGGTTTAAGGGCTCGGCCGGCAGGCTATTGATGGCTTGGTCGAGGGCGGCTTGATCCGGCGCCCGGTGTTGGGTGGTTTCGGCGAATGACGGTTTGTCGCCCCGGGTCGGTGCTTGTTGTAGGTCACCGTCCTGCAGGTTGTAGGTGCGCTGCCAATAGGCGTTGGTGAACCTTACGCCGGACTCGGTCAGGGCCTTGTCGCGCTGGGCCAGGGATTTGTCGATTTCTTCTTGTTGCCAGAGGGCATAGCGCGGCGCGACGACGTCGGGGCCGAAGTTGAGGTCGACGACGTGACGAATGCAGGCGTTGAGTGCGCTGGCGACGATGGCGGCGTCGCCGTCGCGGATGTCTTGGGTGACTTCGGCGCCGGCCGTGGCGCTGGCGTGGTTGGTGTCTTTTTCGGTGGTCTGGTTTTGCCCGAGCATGGCGACGTTGATTTCGCTGCGGCAGTATTCGAGCAGTTGGCGATAGACGTCGGCGCTACCGGCTTTGCCGGCCGCTTCGATGATTTGCACGCTGGCGTCGTCGGGGATGGCGGCGACGGCGTCTTGGACCATGGCTTCGAGGCTGTCGAGCAGCAGGTCGGTTTCGCCGTCGGTGGCGCCGCGTGGGTGTTGGCCGATGACCCAGGGGCTGCCGTACTTTTCGGTGAACTGTACCCAGAACTTGAGCCCGCCTTTCATGAAGGTGGCCGGCCAGAAGCACATGCTCAGGTCTGGGAAACCGTAGGGGTTGGCGTAGGTGGCGTCTTGCCGAGCGACGACAAAGCGTTGCGGGTCGCAGGGCTCGCCGTCTGGGCCGGCGTCTTTGGCGCGAAAGTGCAGCGCGTTGTTTTTGTCGTAGAAGAACCATTCCGCCGGTTTGCCGAGCAGGTCTTGTGGCACCCAATGCCTGCCCACGGGGCGCCATAGGAGTTCGATGGGCTGGTAGCCGAATAACGGTGCGTCGAGTAGTTCGCGGATGATGCGGTCCAGGTCGAGGTCGGTGAGCCAGTCGGTGATGAAGCGTTCGACTTTGCGGGTGGTGTCTTCACGTTGCAGGCCTCGTTCCAGCGACAGCACGGCGGCCTTGCGGCGGCGGATATTGCCACCGACGAGGGCTGAGCTGCGCAGGTGGCGGTACACCGCCATGTCTTTGCCTTGGGCTTTGAGAATCGGGTCTGGGTTAGGCAAATGGCTGCCGAAGTCGCTGGCCTGGGCGCGGCCTCGGGTGGCGATGTGGCGGTTGAGGGAGCGGCTGCGTTGGGGCTCGGCAAAGTGGACGAATTCAGTGGGGCTGACCCATAGGCCTGTGTTGTTCATGCGTACCCCTGGGTGAGGCGCTGGCCCTGGCGCGGGCGGCGTGATTTGACGGTGACCGGGCCGCTGGCGACTTCCAGCGTGGCGAAGTTGGCGAGCGCACCGGCACCGGCGAAGTCGCCGTGGCGGTAGAGGTCGGGGTCTTTGAGGTCTTGTTTGCGGGCTTTGACGATCATGGGGATGCCGTCGACGGTTTCGATGGCGCGGATGTCTTGGTGCAACGAGTCGTCTTTGGGCAGCGTGATCGTCGCGTCTTCGAACAGTTGCACGAATTTGGGCATCCAGGCGCCGTACCAGGTTCGGGTGATTTTCACTTGTTGGATGCGGTTGTGGCCGAACGCGTCGGCGGTGTCTTCGGCGAGGGTTTCGCCGCTGCCGGTGGCGTCCAGGGCCGCGCCGACGAAACGCGGCAGCCGGCGCAGGATGTAGAACAGGATCTGCTGCTGTTGCCGGGTGGGCACTTTGTGCATCTCGACCACGAACGGCACGTCGCGATGCCGTGCCTGGTCAACGGACATCGGGCAGATAATGGAGAAGTCGCGGTGCCGGGCGTAGTCCATGCCGAGGAAGTGGCGTTGCTCGGGGGAAAGCGACTGTAGCAATGGCGCCAGGTAGCGCTCGATCCAGTCGTTGACGTAGGCCTCGCGCCGGTAGACCGGCTGTTGGGCGAAGTCATCGTCCAGGGCCAAGCGCAGGACGGTACGACCGGGACGCATGGCGTCTTCGATCCAGACGCCAGGGATGCAGACGCCGTTGCCGTCGCGGGGGATGGCGTCGAGCTCTTCGCGCATTTGCGCTTTGCGCGGGCCGTAGGCGTTGCGGATTTGTTTGTACCAGGCTTCTTTTTCGTCCGCCGTGGCGACCTTGCCGGCCATGAAGCAGACCCGTTCAAACAGGCCGTTGGCGACGGCGTCGTCGAAGGTGGCGCGGAAGACCTGGGCGCTGCTGCCGTAGCGCTGATCGCGGATGTCGCTGACCATCTGGTTGAAAGCGTTGGCTTTGCCATTGTGGGTGCTGATGATGACGATGCGACCGCCCCAGATCAGCAGCGCGGTGGCGGCGTCGAGCACGGCCGCGACGTCGCGGTGAAACGCGGCTTCATCGATGATTACTTTGCCTTGTAGGCCGCGAACACCGGCCGGGTTGCTGGAGAGCGCGACGATTTTGAAGCCTGAGGCGTAGCGGATGCGGTAGGCGTTGATGTGGCGGGTGTTGCCGGCCTCATCTTGGTCTTGGAAGAGGAATTCTTCGATTTGGCTGACGCCCGACGCTTGGGCTTCGGCGATGACGCGGCTGAATTTGGCGCAGTAGCCGATGAATTCCAGGCCCTTTTCCTTAGTGTCGCCGATGTAGAAACAGTCCATGCCGCCGGCGATTTTTTGGGAGGCGGCGGTGATGACGCTGTCCAGGGCTTCGGCGAAGGTGATGCCGGTGCGGCGGCCTTTTTCACAGAGTTTGATGTGGGCGTCGATGGCCAGCCATTGCGATTGGTGGGCCATCAGGATGCCTTCGCCCAGCGGGTCGTAGCCCTCGGGGATCTGGCGGACGCTGGGCGGCAGTTCATCCCATTCGATGACGCGCAGTGTGCTGGCGGCGGCTTTCATGGTTTGACGCCGAGGAATTTCTGCCGCCAGAACTGGGCCTGGTCTTCGGTCATGCCTTGGGCTTTGACGGCGTTGTCGAGTTCGACGGCTTGCTCTTGCAGCAGGCGTTCGCGGGTGGCTTTTTCGATGGATTGGCGCTCTTTGACGCTGAGGGTCCGGGCTTCCATGGTGGCTTTGGCGGCGCGGGCCAGCGCGGAGACTTCAGCGACGGTGACATCGTCTTTTTCGTGGGCGCCCATGGCGGCCTGGTAGGTCAGGGTCGAGATGGCTTCGACCAGTAAGGCGCCGGTTTTGTCTGAGGCGTCTTCACCGAAGGCGCCGACGAAGGCTTCGGCCATTTCGCGCTGCTGACGGGCTTTGTCGATGAGTTCGTCGAAGCCCAGTTTGAAGCGCCCCAGGGCGCTGCGACTGGGGGCTTTGTCGTCGGGGAAGCGCTTTTGGATGTCGGCGAGCATGTCGTCGAGCGTCAAGCGATCCTCGCGCAGGAGCTTTTGTATGTAGGCCTTGACCCGCGGTGGCAGGCGGTTGATGGAGGATTTTCCGGCCATGGTCAGGCCCCCGGGCGTTTGATGCCGGGCACGCGGGCGCGGCCGGCGGCGATGTCTTGGCCGCGTTCGGTGAGGGTGGCGACCAGCACCGGGCCGATGTCGGCGAGGGTTACGGCGCCCTGTTCGGCGAGCCATTGCAGTTCGGTTTTGACTTGGTCGCGGCTGGCGGTGTGGCCGAAGTTGTCGAGGGCGGTGTTGAGGACGGAGCTGTTGGCGCGGTAGCCGGGCATTTCAACCAGCAGCCGCAAGATGACCAGGCGCATGTCGTGGCGCAGGTAATCGGCATAGGGGGTCATGTTTTTTCTCGCAGCAGGTAGTCGTTGATGCGGTCGAGCGACCGGGCCAAGGGGCTGAGGGCGTCTTTGACGCCGGTGAGTTCGGCGCGGATGGCTTTCATGTCGCCCAACAGGTCGGTGACCGCTGATGAGTCTGGCAGGTGCCGGACGTGTTCCTCGAGGGCGACGATGCGGGTGCGCAGTTCAAGCAGTTCTCGGGCGCTGGCGGTGTGGCGGTTGGTGATCCAGGTGTAGAGGGCCAGTATGGTGAGGACCAGCCATTGCACGGTCTGGAAGCCGAAGTTGAGTTCATTGAGGTTCATTCAACGCTCCGCAGGTTTAGTGCTGTGGTGGTCGGTCTGGCCCTTGTTTGATCAGGCGTGCGACGAACAGGAGGATGGCCAGTGCGCTGTTGAGGGTGGCGTAGGCCTTGGGGGTTAGCTGGGGCTGCCAGAGGGGCAATAGTTCCAGTTGGGCGAACCCTGCCAGGACGATGACTAGGCCGATCTGGAGGCTGTAGAGCTTGTAGCCGTGGCGCCAATCGCTGATGAGTCTCATACGGGCGCCCCCTTGAGTTGGCCGTGGACAACACCGCGCTCGATGCCGGCCAGTGATAGGCCGTCGGCAATGATGGTGTCGCCGTACCAGCGACCGCCCGGCAAGGGGCCTGGGCCGTTTTCGTGGCGGATGATGACGGTGACCAGGGCGCGCATGATGTCGAAGTCGTAGACGTCGACGCTGGCCGCATCGGGGTCGAGGCCCAGGGCGCGCGCGACGCTGATGATGTAGGCATCGGTGTTGTTTTCTGAGGGCGGCGCCCAGCGTTCGATGATTTCGCGCACGGTGTCGATGGGGCTGCCGTCGGCGGCGCGGCGTTTGTCTTGGTAGGTGATGAGGACGCGGGCGATGGCGCGGATGCCCCAGCGTGGGTTGATGTATTGGACGTATTGGTTGTCGGTCTGGGCGGTGGCCATGCCTTGCCAGCGGACGCGATGGGTGTGGCGGATGTTGCCGGGGTTGTAGTTGCGGATGCCGCGGGGGTGTTCGGGTCGCATGGGGGATGCCTCCAGTCGTGGCGCCCCTTGGGTTGGGGCGCTGGATGTGCTCAGGCCGCTATGGTGGGTGGCGTGGGCTGGAGGGGCTTTTAATCGGGTTTAGGGAGTGGTCGGGACTGGGCTTACTCGCGATAACTCAACAGTTCTTCCTTGGTTGGTAGTTGAAATGGTTGGAGCCGTGCGCGTCGTAACGTGACTGGAGGAGATCGACCCAGTGCAGCCTTTCGGAACCGGCAGAAGTCGGCCAAAATTCGCCAGTCGCGAAGTGCTATCGCCTCTGCTCTGGCTATTTTCACGAAGCGGTCTAGGATCATCTAGACGTGTTGCGGATTCCCAGAGGCCGGCTTTGCCCAAGACATATATTTTTATATTGGATATCGTTGATGGCGGTATGAGTTATTCAGTAAATATTCGGCATGTATCTGTGTGGTTGGCTGGGAAAATTCAAAGGTAATTATTGGCGTTACAAAAATACAGGCCAGTTTCGGCTATAAGTATCTCAAAGCCAATGGATTAAGAGGATGAATATGAAAAAGTTGCGTCTGTGTGTCTTGCTTATTTTTGCAGTGATTTCCCAAGGATGTGCCGACTCAATTCATTACAAGAAAATTGGGGAGCAAAACGAAGGAGATACGCCTGGAGGGCCAGGCACTCCTAATCATGTGTTTGACGGAGAAAGAGAAGGAGCAGGTACAAAAGGAAGTTCAAAGCTAGGACGGTCCGAGGATCTGCGAGAAGAAGCTGAAAGACGAGCGGCTGTAGAAGCAGAAAAAAAGGCGAAGGCTGCTGCAGTCGCAGCAGCATTGGCAGCTGAGCAAGCCGCCGCGATAAAAAGGAATGCCGCAGCAATCGAGGCTGTAAAGGCTGCCGAACTAGCCAAAGCGAGGAGCATTTGGCAGAAGGCACTTGATGCCCTAGTCAATCTATTAAACTCGCCACCAATCCTAGAAAAAGACGCTGATAGAATAACAAGTGAATTAGCGACGAGTTACGGTAATTTGAGCAGTTGGCCAATGCCACCAGACCCCGCGATAGGCCGCTATATCGGCGGCGGCGGTGCAATTCTAGATGTAGCAGTTTGGGTTAAAGATTACATTACGTTAACAAGAGTTGTCGAAAAAGTTGAAGCCTTTCGAAAAAGTCTCCGTAGGGACGAAATTGTTAACGTCGCGATCTCTGTAACTAAGGAGGGGGATGTTTCGGTGACCCGATTGATTGGGGGCAATAGGGAAGTATGGAGCGCCCCAGAAACAAGGACTCAGTTCACAATAATATCGGGATACCCCTCTCCAAAAGGTGTTGAAAAAATTTTTAAGAGCTCCGGCCAAAGCAAGCTGGAGGAAGAAATATTTTACAGTGAGTTGGCTACAGTCACAAGGAAGGTTATAAATGAAAACCAAATGAGAACCAAAGATGAAATCGAGAAAGCCATAAAGGAACTTAGGCAGAACGAGCCGATTTGAATAAGCTGCGAATTACTAGGTGCTATTCGAAAGTTATGCCCCTACTGAGATAAAATATTGATCGCGTGCACCATTAACCGAATCGCCCCCCATGACCGCTTTATGGCCGATTTCTGCCTATCTTCACCTGCATCGACGAGTTGTTCTAAGCCGATCATGGCTGATACGTACGCTGGCCAATCCGTCGTGTTTTGTCGGTCGTTGGCGTAGCGGTTTCGACCGAGGGATCCGCGCTTTGCAGGCAGTCAGCTCGGTTGAGGGTGTATTCATCCAAGTGGCTTTGGATCGAGCCGGGAATCACCTCTGTACCGCCTTGGCGAGCGGCAGTCACTTGGGCCTGCCACCAGCTGTTGGCAAAGACGGCCGCCGAGGTACACTTGCCTAAGGGCTGAAACACGGAGCGACCGAATTGCGCGTAGCCCTCTTTAAGCAATGATTTGAATACTTGGCTATGAGCGGCCAGTTCATGGGGCTGGTTGGCCTTGAGTAGGTGCATCCCTTCAGTCATCGCGCTGTCCAGCTGCGATAGGTACCAGATTGCACTGTTCAAGGCCTGTGTACTGGCGCGGTTGTGTTGGGCTGTGGGGGGCAGTACTTCAGTTTCGATGCCTGGTGCGGGAGCACTCGGTTCGGGTTTGTTCGGCAGGAATGCGTATGCCATGAGGTTTGCGATGATCAACCAGCCGACGATCAATGCGATTTTTTCGGCGGCGGGCCGATCTTTCCAAGGTGTGGTGTGTTTTTTCTCAGACATTGAAACCTCCTTTTAAAGTGTCTTTGGTCGTCCCTGACCGTTAAAGCTGGCGGCTACAGCGCGGTCTGCCGGTCTTATTTGTGTGATGCCATGATGGCGAATGCAAAGAAACCGAAAACACCTGTAATGCCTAATGCCCAAGGTTTTAATGTTTCAGGCAGAAAGTCCCTGACAAGAAAGCTCAGCGCCGCGATGCCCATGCAGCCGCCAAAGACTTTCAACATTTGTAGGTTGTTTCGCTCTTGGCGTGCCCGTTCTTTTTCGTGCTCTGCAACTTTGTCGTGACGGTGCAGGTTGTAGTCACAGTGCATGCACAGTTGGGTGTAACGCCAGGTGCAGCGGTGACATTGCGGGCATTCTCGGGCGCGGTCACTGCCCTCTGGTGGGGGCTCTTTAGCGGTCTTTATGTCAAAGGTCTGGTGGCCGAGGTTGATGTGTCCCCGGTTGCCTTTGATTTTGATGGTGAGTTCGTGATCTTTTCCATCCCTGGGGAGGCTTTCAATTTCCTCAGAAAGCCTGGCTGAAAGATTTTTTACCAGGGCTTCGTCCTCGCTTCGCATACAGCTCCTTTGCTATTTCAGCGATTTACTACCAACTTCAATATTCGCTCAACGCGTGGTTGATCAAATCCTTGATCGTCACCCAGCGCGTTGTAGACCTCTGCGGCCACTTCGGCCAGTTTTTTGGCCGGCCAGCGCCGACCGGCTTGTTTGGCGGCCGCTTCTAGCATTTCGATGATTCGGCCGAGCTTCTCGCTATCGATGGGTGCCCATGCGCTAGGCGACGTGGCGGCGATTTTTTGCCCGGTAATGATGAAGTACGTATCAGCACCGGCTTCGGCGATGGCGGCTAGGTAGTTTGCGTCGGGCACGCGTTCATCTGCTTCGTAGAGCATCTGCGTTTTCTTTGTCACGCCGGCCAGTGCCGCGAAGTCGGTCTGGTTGAGGCCAAGTCGTGTTCGTTCTGAGCGCAGTCGCTCACAAAAAGAAACCATTCGGTTACCAAAAACCCTTTGAAAAGGAACCGATTGGTTCCATCATAAATTCACACCGTCCTACCACGAACGGCAACTTAATCGGCACCCCAGCGGTGCCAGCAGCCCCCGGAGTGAACCCATGGCGCTACGTACAGCAGATCAGGCCCGAGCGGAGCTCAAGGCCAAAGGTGTTTCGATTACCCAATGGGCAATCGCCAATCGTTTTTCACCCAACCTGGTGTTCGAGGTGTTGGGTGGACGCAAGAAATGTGTAAGGGGTCAGGCCCACGAGATCGCGATCAAACTGGGTCTTAAAGCCGGAGAAATTTGTACTGATCCGGCGACGGCCCTTGAGCTCAACCGTTTTGTGGCGTGAGGCTCGTGATGAAAAATCATATCGGCTATTCGGAATCTACCGTTTTAAAACCTACGTCGTGTGGGGGCGCAGGGCAAAAAAAGAGTTTTCCTACAAAAAAACCACCAATTCACACCTTTTTCGTTGTTTCCACTTTTTGCCTGAACCCATTGCCACTCAATGCCACCGGTACTGAGGGTGTCAATTTACCTGAAATGTCTGAGCCGGAGGCGAGGTTATGAATCGTTCGGGGTCGGCTGCTGCACGCGTTTTGCGTGCGCTGAAGGCGTTGAAGGGCCACACGGTGACGGGTTTGAGTAATACGGAGTTGGCGCAGCTGACGCAGGACAGTCCCTGCAATATCACGCGGGCCATGCAAACCCTGATTGAGGAAGGTCTGGCGGTGAAGCTGGATAACGGCCGCTTTGCTCACTCGGTGGGTGTGTTGCAGATCGCGCAGGCGCATGCCGAGCACATGGCCCGTTTGACGGAGCGTATGCAGGAAATCAATCAGCGTATTGCCGCTGGGTCGATCGTTTAAGGAGGTTGTATGGCACGGAGCAAGAGCATACCCGTGGAGACGCTGGCGCTGCCTGTTTTGGATGGGGTGATGTTGACGGCTGATCAGAACGCGATGGCTGCGCTTCACGCCTCGCACAGTGAAGAGCGTGACACGGTGAATCAGTTGCTGGGGCAGGCGCAAATGGCCGGCGTGTTTGAGGCGTTTTCCCGCACGGTGCGGACTTCGAAGTTGGCATTTGTGAAGGAGAAGAAGCTGTATCGAGGGCTGGCCGGGCGCAAAAGTCCGCACGGTGCGCAGGTGTTGAGCGGTACGTGGGAGGAGTTTTGCGGGCTGCTGGGGCGTTCGGTTGATCAGGTGGATCGGGATATCGCGAACCTGCGGGCCTTCGGTGAGGAGGCGCTGGATTCGATGTCGCGTATGGGGATCGGTTATCGCGAGCTGCGCCAGTATCGGCGTTTGCCGCAGGACCAGCAGGCAGCGCTGATTGAAGTGGCGAAAGCCGGTGACAAGGAGGCGTTTGTTGATCTTGCTGAGGAGATGATTGCCAAGCACACCCAGGAGAAGGAGCTGTTAGACCGGCGCCTTGATGAGATGAAGGCTGATTACACCGCGCAGAGCGAGGTGATGGCGAAGAAGACCGGTGAGTTGGATAAGGCTCGGCGGGAGTTGGAGGTATCCCGTAAGCGAGTCCAGGCGATGTCTGCGGATGAAGTGGCGAAGGCTTTGCGCGGGGAAGTGGCGGCGATCGCTTATGAGGCAGAGGCCAGTGTGTTGGGACCATTGCGCGAGGGGTTTGCGAAGCTGGAGGCGTTGGCTGTCGGTGGTGAGGATCACCGTGTCTTTAAAGCCGGTTTGATTCGGCAATTGGAGATCACGCTGGGGGCGGTTCGCAGTGAGTTCAACTTGCCAGATCAGGCGGATGGCGTGGCCTGGATGACGCCTGCGGAGGCCTGATTGATGAATCCGGTACACATTGAGCAGTTGATGCAGGTCGCACAGCGCGCTGATGCGGCTGTGCATGGTGAGCGTACGGCTATTTACGAAGCTGGGGCGCTAGCGTTGGGGGTTTCGATTTCTACTCTGCAACGCCAGTTGAAGGCGGTGCGTTTGGCGAAGCCGCGAAAGCGGCGCAGCGATGCGGGTTGCAGTGCGTTGCCGCTTGAGGAAGCGCGGTTGATTTCGGCGGTGTTGTTGGAGTCCATCCGGGCGAACAATAAGCAGTTGTCGACGATTGTGCGGGCCGTTGAGCGCTTGCGCAGTAATAATTTGGTGATGGCTGGCCGGGTGGATGAGGAAACGGGGGAGTTTCGACCGTTGAGTCGCAGTGCGATCAGCCGGGCGTTGCGCGCTTATAAGTTGCACCCCGAGCAGTTGCTGCAGGACGCTCCGGCGGTGTCGTTGGCGAGTCAGCATCCCAATCATGTTTGGCAGATTGATGCTTCGATCTCGACGCAGTTTTATCTGGCCGATGATGGCGCTCGGGTGATGAATAAGGCCGAGTTTTACGACGGCAAGCCCGCGAATCTGAAGAAGATCGAACGCCAGCGGCTGTGGCGGTACGTGATTACCGATCATACGAGCGGCACGCTGTATGTGGAGTATGTGTTGGGGGCGGAGTCGGCTGAGAACTTGTGCAGTGTGTTGATTAATGCGATGCAGAAGCGCAGCGAGTCGGACCCTTTTCATGGGGTGCCTTGGGTGTTGATGACGGACCCTGGGGCGGCGATGACGAGTGGTATTTTTCGCAATCTTTGCCGTGTTCTGTCGGTTGATTTGATGATTCATAGGCCCGGGAATGCGCGGGCCAAGGGTCAGGTTGAGCAGGCCCACAATATTGTCGAGCGTGAGTTTGAGAGTGCTCTGAAGTTTCAGGCTGCCACGAGTCTGGAGCAGATCAATGCATGGGCCGGTCAGTGGATGCGGTATTTCAATGCGACGTCGATTCATACCCGCACGCGGCGTACTCGGTATGGCGTTTGGCAACTGATTAAGCAGGAGCAACTGCGGCTGGCGCCCAGCGTTGAGGTGTGTCGCGAGTTGGCGGTGAGCACGCCGGAAAACCGCAAGGTGAGCAATTTGCTGAGGGTTTCGTTTCGGGGCGCGCAGTTTGATGTGAGTTCAGTGCCGGATGTGATGGTGGGTGATCAGTTGCTGATCACTCGCAATTGCTGGCGCGATAAGGACTCGGCGATTGCGGTGCTGGTGGGCGATGACGGGCGCGAGTGCTATCACGTGATCGAGCGCGTTGGGGTGGATGCGTTTGGGTTTGCCGAGACGTCTGCGATGCTCGGTGAGCGGTATAAGCGCCACGCTGAGACGCCGGCCCAGGTGTCGCGCAAGGTGTTGGAGCAGCTTGCGACGGGTACGAGCAATCAGGCCGACGCGCAGGCCGCCCGCAAATCGAAGGCTGTGCCGTTTGGTGGGCTGATCGATCCGCATAAGCATGTCAATGACACCGTGTTGCCGGCTTATCTGCCGCGGCGCGGTACGCATCTGGATTTTACTGCTCCCACTGTTGAGATTGCCCCGCTGAGTCATGTTGAGGCGGCGAAGCTTCTGCGTCCGCGTTTGGGCAATCTTTGGTCGGCTCAGACGTTTGGTTGGTTGCTGACGCGGTTTCCAGAGGGTGTTCCCCACGAACAGATTGAGGCGGTTGAGGCTGAGTTGAAGCGGCCCGCTGAGGTCATGCGCCATTCGATTGGAGTTGAGTGATGTTGAAGTTGAAAAGGATTTTGCAGGATGTGGGCCAGCCTCAGGCAGCGTTGGCTCATTCGCTGAACTTGAGTTGCGCAACGATTGCGCAGTTGGTGAACCACAACCTTTGGCCTCGCCGTCTTGACGGTGAGGTTTTACGGGGGCGCATTCGGGGGTTCTTGGCGGAGTCCGGCGTCAATGATGCCGCTATTGCTAATGCTTTTGATGAAGTGGATCGGCCGTACGCCAATACGGCAGGTTCGGCCCTTGTGAAGGGGCCGTCCGGTGAGGAGGAATCGATGTTATTGCCCAAACAAGTACTGCAGCCAGCCACTCGCAAGGCGTTTGGTTTGTTTCGTGATCCGTTTGATGAGTTGCAGTGTGCGCAGGATATGTGGGTGAGCCCGGAGATTCGTTATGTGCGTGAGGCGATGTATCAGACGGCCCGACACGGTGGGTTCCTGGCCGTTGAGGGGGAGTCGGGGGCCGGCAAAAGTACGCTTCGCCGGGATCTGGTGAACCGCATTGCCGAGAACAATGATCCGGTGATGATCATTGAACCGTATGTGCTGGCTTCCGAGGATAACGACGCTAAGGGCAAGTCGTTGAAGAGCACGCACATCGCCGAGTCGATGATGGCGGCTATTGCGCCGTTATCGAAGCCAAAAAGTAGTCCTGAGGCGCGTTTCGCTCAGGTCCATAAGGCGTTGAAGGAGTCGCATGCGGCTGGGTATCGCCATTGCCTGGTGCTTGAGGAGGCGCACAGTTTGCCGGTTCCGACGTTGAAGCATCTTAAGCGCATTCTGGAGTTGGAGATCGGGTTCACCAAGTTGGTGAGCATCATCATGATTGGCCAGCCCGAGCTGGGGGTGAAATTGAGTGAGCGCAACGCAGATGTGCGTGAGGTGGTGCAGCGTTGTGAGCGGGTGAAGTTGATGCCGGTTGGGCATTCACGTTTGGCGGAGTTTTTGACGTTCCGCTTTGATCGCGTGGGCAAGGTGCTGGGGGACGTCATTGATGAGGGGGCCATTGAGGCGATTGCGGCGCGGTTGTCTCAGCCGACTCGCTATGGGGGGCGTGATGGGACTGTTTCGCTGCTTTATCCATTGGCGATTGGCAATTTGGTGATTGCGGCGATGAACTTGGCTGCTCATCTGGGTGTGCCGAAGGTAACCGCCGATGTTGTTAAGGGGGTTTGAGATGGATTCTCTGGATCTGGTGAGGGATGCAGCGCCGGCCAAGCCGTTGAGTATTTTGACGGAGGCGTTTCCGGCGCAGTTGTCCGCGTTCAATGAGTTGACGCGTGACATTCGTGAGGCTGGGGTTTCGATCAAGCTCTTGGTGTTTTTGGACAATAAGATTTTTATCGAGCTGGACAGTCTTGAGCGGTTTATGCGCCGCTTTGGAACTCAGATGCGGGGAATTCGCTATTCGCCTGCGGGGCCATTGACCTGTAACACCGTGACGGTTCGGGGTGTTGATGTGGCTTGGTTTACGCCAGTGAAGGAGCAGGATCAATGAGCCTGGCCCTTGATGCTGCGGTGAAGGCTGTATGAATGACTTCCGAAGCAAGGGGCCGGAACTGCTGGTTGATCTGACTGAACACGTTGCGGATGCGCTGCGTGAGTTGGTGTCGATGGATGATGAGGCTGCCCGCCATGTGGCCAAGGAGGTCACCGATCGCATGGCGGCGCATTGGGGCGGGCAGAATGTCTATTTCCCAATGGGGCTGGCGGGCAAGCTGAGTCGGCGGGATCGGCAGATCTACGAGGAATTCAACGGCACCAATCAAAGCGACCTGGCACGCAAGTGGGGGGTATCGCTTCAGTGGATCTATAAGATCGTTAAGGCGGTTCGAAAAGACGAGATAGCGCGTCGCCAGGCCGATATGTTCGCCCCGCCAGTCGATGACTGAGCGGGGTGTTTTTTGTTGCACTGGCTGCAACGGTATTGCATAGGCTGTCCCAATTTGTGCCAGCCTATCCCGGAATAGACCGGATTTATCTCGCTTATGCGGTAGGATTTATCTCAACCCCGAACAGCTTGACGGATGTTGCGGTAAGCGGATTGAGCAGTAACGTACCGGTGATCGTGAGATTGCCTTCGCGCAACAGCTGGCCACTGACGTAGACCACCCCGCGGTGCACCACGTCGGGTACATAGTCGCGGCGCGGGCGGGTCGGGGAACACGACACCGAGCTGGGCAGGCTTTGCGCACGAGATCATGCGGGCTCCATGTGATGGACAGACCGTCGGGAGCCGACGGCCTACTATCCGGAAACCTGCGGTTTACTTGCCCAGAATGTTCTTCAACGCAGCAGTATGGCCGGCCGGGTCGTTTACGCTGGACATCACTTCGATGACGGTGATCTTCTGATCGTTCATCGTCATTAACGAGGCCATCAGTAGTTTCAGGCCGTTGAAATCGTCGGTGCCGTCCAGGCGATACATCTTCAAGTCGTTCACCTGAACGGTCTTCTCGCTAGTCATGCGAAAGTTGGGTGACGCGGCCTGCTGCTTTTCCTTCAAGGTATCCACGGCAAGGCGAAACGCAGCGTCCGGGGTGGTGCCCACAGTCGGCGCCGGACCTTCGGTAACGATGATGGCCCGCTCGCTTTTCGGATCGAAGTACATCGTGCCGCCGTTCTCGCTGTTCAAGGTACGGGCCTCGACGCCTTTCAGCACGAACTTCAGCTTGCCGCCTGCCAGGGACACCGATTGCGTGTCCGATGCCGCCGTAGCGGTTTTTTCAGCCGGGGCAGCAACTGCCATGGTGGCCGCGCCGCTCAAGGCAGCAAGCACGCACAAGGAACGGGTCCAGCCCAACAGAAAATGCTTCGTCAT